GTCGTTTCTTGCATTAATAGTTGGAGGTATGGTAGGATGGATAGCAAGACAGCATTCTTACGAAACTACACCCCAATTTGTTTATACTCATCCAGAGATGTTTGACGAAAATGGACATGTAGTTCCTGATGAAATTGTAGCCGTGAGGTTTGAAAACGAAAATGACAGCAACACCGAAGAGACCGAGGAAGAGTAGTACAGTGGTGGCCAAGACTCCTAGAAAGAATAAACCACCTGCACTTCCACCCAATCCATTTGTACATGAGATTTTAGAATATGTTGGTAAACAAAAATCTAAAATTGCGAAAGTAGAAGCCTTAAAGGAGTATCGTAATGATGCATTAGTTTCTATTCTTATATGGAATTTTGATGAGACAGTTGTTTCTTTAATTCCAGAAGGAGATGTTCCTTTTACACCCAATGATAGTCCATTAGGAACAGATCATACTTCTCTTCGTAGAGAAGCAAAGAATCTATATCACTTTGTAAAGGGTGGTAATGATACTCTGAATGGTATTCGTCGTGAGACTATGTTCATTCAGATGTTGGAAGGATTACATCCTGATGAGGCACATATTGTAATATTGGCTAAGGATAGTAAACTTTCTGGGAAGTATTCCGTAACTTATGAAATGGTCGTGGAAGCATTTCCAGATATTCAATGGGGTGGTAGGTCATGACTACAAAAGCTAAAACAGAAAAACAAGTGGCAGAAGAAAAAGGAGAAGAGGTTAAGTTTGATCCTTCTGAATATTCCTGTGAGATTATTCAAGAGAAAACTACCTTTGAAAAATCAAATGACAGAAAGCTTCCTAGTGATGCATTCAATGTAAGATATGTTGTTGATGGAGAGGAGCATTTAGATGTTACTCGTTCTTGGAAGAAGGTAAATGTTTTTGATATGTATTATGATAGGTACGGTCAAGGTTCGGTTCAGAACATTGATTATGGTCATGGTACGGTAAACCCTAGCCAATGGGGATATAAATCATCATCTGTTAAGAAGGTGAAAAAAAGAAAATGAGTGAAGAAATTCGGGACCAAATTAATGATATCATTGAAGGTGAGATTCAGAATGGAATCAATGATTACATAGAGAAGGAAGGAAAGGGATTTAAAGGTGAAGAATTAAAAGTTAATGTATCTCAAGATGAAATAGATAAACTAATAAAAGAATATAAGAAGATTAAGAAACATCAGAAATCCAATCTTGGGCAAATAAAAAAACTTGGTTTGGTTGATAAACATGGCAAACAACTCAAGCAAGATTGATACTCAGGGAATGAGTGGACCTGCTGATCCTAATGTTAAATCAACGGGACCAGTAGAATCCAAACCTATGGTGATTCAACCTCGTAGGTTATTTACTCCTGAGTATGTCAGGGAGATGAAAATACTTATCAATGAAATATTAGATGAGCGTGAGTATAAAAAGAAAATGGCAGGAGCATATGATGATGTGAATCCATTACCTGTTTCATATTTTGATACAGAACAGTTTAAGCATAGTGTAGATGAACCTGAACCACCTTATGAGGCTTGGCAATGAGTGAATTTCAATCTGACATAAAGGATAGAAAGTATGATGAGGAGGGTAACGAATTAGATAAGCATGGGTTTAGGGTTCATGTATATCCTAATGGTGTTGAATCAGTTCGTAAGTCAGTACTGAATTGTGAGGAGATGGGTGGATTGGATAGGAATTTGATGGGAAGATTGATCAAAGGGGAATATTCGGAGTATAATACTCTGGATCACAGTGGTAGGACAAGTAAGAAAATTGTGATAGAATATGAGATTGAGGAGAAGAAGAAATGAAATTAGGTATAATGTGTTCAGGGAACGGTTCTAACTTTGAGAATATCGTTCATTCATGCCCCAAGCATGAGGTTAAGATCATGGTTTATAATAAGAAGAAAGCAAAAGCAAAGAAGAGGGCAGATAGATTGGGCATTTCTTCTTGTTATACTAAGGATGAGGATGAGATAATTGCATTGTTCCATGCATATGAAATTGATATGGTAGTTATGGCAGGATGGATGAGAGTAGTATCTAAGAAGTTCTGTGAGGAATTTTCTGGACGTATTATAAATCTACATCCATCATTACTCCCTAAGTATAAGGGTTTACATGCAATAGAACAGGCAATGAAAGCTGGTGAGGATGTAACAGGATGCACTGTTCATTTTGTGACAGAAGAGTTAGACTCCGGTGCTATAATAAAACAAGAGGAAGTTCCTATTTTACCTGGAGATACTGTTGATTCATTACAGAGAGCAATTCAACAAGCAGAACACCATCTTTTACCGTCAGTGATCAATGCTTTCTAAAGATTTTATTTTACATAAGGAGTCTGTATTATCCCAAGAGGATTGTGAAAATATTATTACTTTTTTTGAGGGTAATAGTCATTTACATAAATCAGGACAAAGATCTATAGATACTGAGATGTTTTTAGAGACAGTAGGAAAGACTCCGATTAATAATGTATTAGCAAGAGGTTTAAGTATTTGTATTAATGAGTATCAAAAAGAGTATCCTTTTATTAGTAAGGTAAAGTCATGGACTATTGCTCCTACCTTTAAGATACAGAGATATAATCCTGGTGAGGGATATTTTACATTACATTGTGAGAATGATGGTGGAGTTGATGGGTCTGCAGAGAAAAGAATTTTAGCTTGGATAGTATATCTTAATGATGTAACTGAGGGTGGAGAGACAGTCTTCCCAACACAAGATAAGAAGTTTCAACCTAGAGTGGGTGATGTATTAATATGGCCAGCATATTGGACTCATCCTCATTGTGGTATTGTAAGTAAGACACAGACAAAATATATTTCTACTGGATGGTATGCTTTCTAAAGATACTCGGTTACGTGTTACTGAGATATCTTGTAGGATAAGACTTGACCGTAAAGTCACTCTTGCAGAAAGGATATGGTTGAATAAAATATGCGAACATAATAGGTCTGCAGCAGGAATAAGAGACAGAATATTAAAGTAATGTGAAATTGTAACAAGAAATACATATCTACTTGACTACATAGTATACTATGTGTTAATATGCACATATCGTTCAACCTCATTGGAGGTCGCAAGTAAGTCGCGGAACGGATTTCGTTCATCCCTTTACGGGGACGCAAACGACTAAAGGAACGGATTAAAAACCCAACTACTTTAGGAGTACAATTATGGCACAAGTCACTTACCGTGGTGTTAAGTATGACACCAATGACAGCAAGTCCTGTCAGAAGCAAGTCTCTGAACTCGTTTACAGAGGCATTAAGCATACAGAATCAAAAGTTGTGTGTGCTAAGTGAGATAGTCTTACTTGACTTAAAGGAGAGTGGTTGACACTCTCCTTTTTTTATGCCATAATTTCTTTGTTAGTTCGACGGAATTGGCATGGGAGTGACAGAATAACCTGTGTGGTCAAGCACTGGGTAATGTAAAGTAGGTCAGAGGTGGTGCTCGCTGCAGAGATGCAGAATCGTTTTACCAGACGGGATCGAAAAGTTCAGAGGTACAAATTACTAAAACTAGTGAGACCCCTCTGTTGTGAGCATAGTTAAATCTCACCTCCCCCTCCAACCATTGGAATGTAGCTCAGTTGGTAGAGCGCGAAACTGTTAATTTTGTGGTCGCTGGTTCGAGCCCAGCCATTCCAGTCTGAGAGGTGACGGGTTTCACGACCCGTTATGATCCTAAACCGTTCTCTATAAAACCACCTGAATAATAGTAAGGAGGATGGGATGTAAGTGTAGACGGGAGATTGGTTGAAATAGTCACCAACATTTCACCTCTCACTTTAACGCCAACATAGCACAGTTCGGTAGTGCAGGGCTTTTGTAAAGCCAAGGTCGGGAGTTCAAATCTCTCTGTTGGCATCGGGCAAGTGTCCGAGTGGTTAAAGGAGGTGGACTGTAAATCCACTGGCTCTGCCTACAGTGGTTCAAATCCACTCTTGCCCATCTCTAAATAATGAGAAACAAAATGGATAAAGAAAGATTAAAACTGATTGTTCGAAATCTAAAGCAACTTGTAGATGCATTAGAATCTGAAGTTCATTCGGATGTAGATTCTTATAAGAATTCGGATGCATTTTCTTCTCCTGAAACTCACTATGATGAAATGTATGATGACGATGATGGTTACGCAGATTAATTATGAATAAAGATATTATTTTAGTCAGTGTTACTCCTGAAGCGGAGAAGCACATGGCATATGTTGCTCGTGTTAGTAACCCCCACAATCAAGAGAATGATAGCTTTGCGGGTCTATTAAAGTATTGTATTAAACATGGGCACTGGAGTGTCTTTGAGCAGGCTTATATGACCCTTGAGATTAATACTACTAGAGCAATTGCTGCACAGATATTAAGGCACAGAAGTTTTACTTATCAAGAGTTTAGTCAGAGGTATGCTGATAGTAATCTCCTAGGAAAGATTAAGATGCCAGAACTTCGGAGGCAAGATGATAAGAATCGTCAGAATTCTATTGATGATTTAGATCCTGAGTTAGTTGAGTCACTTAATCGTCAAATTGATACTGTTTTTACTGCTTCTACTAATCTTTATAATCAAATGTTAGAAGCAGGTGTTGCTAAAGAGTGTGCAAGAATGGTACTACCACTTGCAACTCCTACAAGAATCTATATGACAGGCTCTTGTCGTTCGTGGATACATTATATTAATTTACGTTCTGCACATGGAACTCAGAAAGAGCATATGGATATAGCAAATCTATGTAAAGATATTTTTGTAGAAAACTTTCCATCAGTGGCTCAAGCCCTTGAGTGGGACTAAATAATCTTAAACCTTATTTTATTGATATGGCAACATACCCTGTTATAAACAAAGAAACTGGTGAACAGAAGGAAATCGCAATGAGTATCCATGTTTGGGATAACTGGAAAGATGATAATCCTGATTGGGAAAGAGACTACTCCGATCCTTCTACTATGCCTGCTTTAGGAGTTGAGGTTGGTGAGTGGAGAGATAAACTAGTTAATAAGAACCCTGGATGGGGTGAGGTATTAAAGAAAGCAGATAAAT